GGCGCTCTACTTCCTCAAAGGACGCACCATTCTCCTCGGCTGCTCGATGTGCACGTATAGCCTCAAGGGCTTGACGAAGCAGGGGTTCGCCGGCGAGAGCTATGCCTTCGAACGTTCTTTTCATTGCCTGATCCAATTATGGGATCAGAGCATTATAGGACGATTCACAGAGCTGCCCCGCTATTCGGGCTCGGTCATAAGCTTTCGCCAGCTCTCCCGCTCGTGCATCAGCCCGGTCGCGCAGTTCGGAGAGCACCATGGCGGCGCGGGTGGCTGCCTGGCCTCTGGCGATAGCGGCGGGATCCGTGCCGGGGCAACTGACGGCGGCGGCGAGCCTGCCGCCTTGGTCGCGCAGCCGCTGGCCAGCAGCATCGGCGCCAGCAGCGCCAGAATCAGCAGTCGTTCTTTCTTCCTGGGCATGGGCTCTCGCCTCCTCCTGCGCCGTGGCGCGTCGTTGTTCTTCTTGGCGTGCCGAGCGCTCGCCGATCACCTCGGCTAGTCGGTCACCGCTGTCTCGTTGCGCTGACGCTCGACCAGCTTCAGCCCGCTCCACTGATCGGCCGTGCTGGTACGCGCTCCAATAGGATGCAAGCACCAGAGCCGCGACCAACAAGCGAAGCGGCACATTCAATTTCCTTACCAATTGTTCCATGAGGCCTCCCACTCCGGCAGGTCGACCGTTTGTCCCGCCAGCCCATGCGTGCAGTCATTCAGATACTGGATGCGGCCATCGGTGACGAACGAGTGGCACACCTTGGCCTCCTCCCGCTCATTCCAGCGCACCAGCACCGACGGAGCGAAAGTCGGCGCCTCGGGGTTCTCGTTGTACCCCCAGCGCGGGCCTGTCCCCGGACCGACATTCAGGCTGTGCGGCTGGTCACAGCCCTTGCAGAAGAACCACAGCGATCCATCCTCGGCCTGACCCAGGCAGCGACCGATTGTCTTGATGGTCATGCGAGAGCCCTCCGAATCCCATCGTCGATCACCTCGGCCTTGTATGGGTTGCCGCCGTTCTCATGGATGATGATGCTCTCAACGAACACTCGCAGCGTGGCCGGCTCCTTGATGTTGATCGGATCGGCGGGTTGCACGCCCAGCCGCTTGGCCACGGCCCCGGCGTAGGCCTGGGTGTCGTTCTCGTTGCTCGGCGCCCAACGGTTGATGGTTTCGAGCACCGTATCGATGCCCCTCCCGCCAACGCCGGGCATCCCATCCTTGCCGCGGTAGTTGATCAGCAGCTTGCTCAGGGCGCGGATGCCGTTCTCTGGCGTGTCGAAGCGGGCGAAGCGAGGCTTGGCAACGCCGGCCTCTAGGCCAAGCTGGCCCTGCCAGGCGTTGCGCGGGTTGAAATCGATGTTGCCGGGGTTGTTGTTGCGGATGCCGCGTGCGGTCATGGGTTTTCTCCAGGCAAAAAAATACCGGCTCTGAGCCGGTTGTGTTCGAAAGGCAGGTGATTGTTCAGCCGGATCACGCCGGCGGCGCGGGCCAATCGATGTCGTTGGGGTAGCCTTCTTGGTCGGGTAAGCGGCTCAGCGCCACTCGGTAGCGCTTCCATTCCAACAGCAGCGCAGTCTCAGCTTCGGTTGCCTCTTCGAGCTCGACGGCGTCTTGCAGTGGAGCGATGGCCGCATCGGCCACGGCGCGGCGCTGGGCGAGGCCGGCCGTCGCAGCGCCCAGTAGCTGCTCGGCGGCGGCTTGAGCCTTGGCCTCACCGGTGATCACCTGCGACCAGTCAATCACGCCGGGATTCGCGGGCAGGCGTTCGCCCAGCTCCAGGCCGGGCAACTGCACCTGACCGTCAGCTGGATAAAGGTCGACCGGGAAGCGCGCACCCTGGGGTGCGTCGGCGTCATGAGGCAGCATCAGGGTAAGCACCAGGTCGCCGTTGATACGCTCCACAGGGGCAACCACGAAGTTGCAGCCTACGGCCTCGGCCGGCAAGGTCGCGCCATTGGCGAGGCGCGAGAAGTCCAGGGCCACGCCGTTCACCTCCAGAATGTCGCCGGTCTTCGCAACCGAGAGGTGGATATCAGAACGAACCGGGGAAAGTTTGAGAATCATTAGTACCACCTCCCGATGGCGCAGACGTCCAGATACATCGCTGATGCGTCAGCAGGAACAAATTGGCCCATAGAAAGAGCAGCACAAACAGCCTGAGCCACGCTGCGACTGTAGGCGCAGACTGCGGTGATCTGGCGCTGAGTCGTCACCGTGGACGAAGCAATGTTGACATTAACGGCGGGTACAGACGCGACGAAAGCGATGGGATATACCCATGAGAAATTGAGGTTCGACGTATTGACGTAGTTAACCGTCCGGTTCGTCGAGGTGCAAATCAAGGTCCCGTCAGCAAATTTGACATAATCGCCATTGGCATTGCTTCCCCGCTCGATGATAGCCCCGGTTGGGTTGCCGCCGCTCTGGCTCACCGTGCCGACGATATCAGCCACGGCCGCGCCTTTCAGGCCTAGACCGGTGCGCCCAAGCGCTGCAGTGTTGCCGCCGGTGCCACCCTTCGTAACCGGCACCACGTTCTCGGTCGAGACCGAACCCAAGCCGGCCAGCGTGGAGCCCCAGGTGTTGGCAATATCGTTGAACTTGTCGGCCAAGGTCTTGGTGTAGCCCTGCACCGGGGCGATTGCATAGGTGCCGCCGGCTACCGTCGCCCCCTTGTATGCCGGCAAGATGCTCAGCACCGTAGCGCTGGCAATGTTAGTGACTTCGTACCAGTTGCCATCAGGGCCCAGGAATGCGTCCCCGACCCTGCAGTTGGCTGAAAAGTTAGTGCCGGTACCGGTCACCGTTGTTTGGCCAGCCGTAATCGCGACCGTGCCTGTCTTGTACCAGGGCATAGGATGCTCCGATTAATTGAAGGGGAATGGCAGGTTGTCTGTCTTGATGACTAGCGCCTGCGGGTATCGATCGGTGGGAATATCGAAGTAGCTTTGTGCTGCTGTCGTGCTGTACAGCATTGTTGTGCGGGCGGCATCGCAAGCCATGAAGTAGATCCCGCCGTCAGCGCCATAGGCACCATCCATGTGCGCCTGCATAGCTCCAGCTGCCATGAACGTACCGGGCGCTGACATGTTGTCCATGACGCCCTGCCCAAACGACCTGGAGAACGTGGTGCTGGCCGCAAACTCTCCAGAACCAACAGCTATAAATACACGCGCTACGCAGTAGTAAGTGCCGCTGTTGATAAACCGCGTCGCGGACTTGGTGGCCCCCGCGAAAGGCACGCCGTACAACTTAATGCCGTTCCATACCGTAGGCGTGGGTGGTGCCGGTGCACTGATCGTGTCCACGATGTTTAGCGGGTACTGCAAGGAGTTGAAGGTCAGCGCACCCGACTCGTCGTAGCACTTCAATCCCGCACCGTTGAGCGTGTTACGCATGGTGTCGAAGTAGTAGAACTTCGTGGAAGGGCTGGCCGCGATGAAGTAGAACGTCGTGGTATCACCCGACTTTGAGGAGCCGCAAGAAATTCCCGGGCCTGTGATGAAGACCATAGGCGCCACGGCCCCCGTCACGCTAAAGCCGTGGATGGCATCCACCTCCGATGTCTCGGCATAACTGCTCCCTTCATTCGGCGGAAGCTGGGCCGAGCGATGGTAGAGGCGCGGCCAGCTGAGCTGATACGACAGGTAGCCGCTCTTCAGTAGCCCGTAGGTGATCTTCTCGGTGTCGAACAGGAGCTGCCCATTCTCCTTGTAAACTTTCAGGCCTGCTGACATCAGTAATACCCATAGTGAATGCGGCAGTTGAGTGAGTAGAAACCCCAGCCGCCGGGGTAGGAGTACCGCCACGAAAGGCTCGCGGCAGAGGCGTCCACGACCAAGGTCACCCCCGGCCGCTTGCCGAGGTACTTGTTCTGAGCGGAAAGCTCGGTGATAGCGTAAAACAGCGTCTTTCCAGCGGGTGCCAGGGGAATCGAGAGCGACCCATTGGCCGCCCCCGTATCCACATAGCCCATCATCTGGCTGATCGAACTGGTCATATCCAGCAGCGCCAGGCCGCTCGGGTCATAGACCTTCAGACCTGCCGTCATACGTTCACTCCCAAGTCGATCGCCAAGCCGCCGTTGGCGTGGTAGATGCGCAGGCGCTGGTTGTTGATCAGCAAGCGCCCCTGCCCTGCCACCGTGCCGTTGATCTCGAACGTCCCACTCTTGTTCAGGATCCAGCCTTGCTGGCCGGCCACGTAGTTGGTCGAGCTGATGTAGCTGCCAATCTTGGCGTTCGTGATGGTGCCGTCTTGGATGAAGGCCTCATTCATGAACACCTGTCCGCCTTGCACTGCGAACGGCGAGGAAAGCGTTCCGTTGATGCCGTTGACCACTGCGAAGAGGTCTGCCGACACCAGGAACTTGCTCTGCAATCCGGCCGGGCCGTTCTCGATGCCAAGGCCGATGCCGGCGGCGACGTACTGGCCCTGGGCGTTGACCTGCATCTTGACCGACCACATGGTGCTGGCCTTGTCGTCGAGCGCGGCCAGGGCCTGGCTGGTGACCTGCACCGCAGCGCTGGTCTTCTGGACTTCGGTATTGGTTTTGCCAATCTCGCCGTTGGCCTTGTCCAGCCCGGAGTTGAACGACACCTCCAGCGTCTCGGTCTTCTTCGCCTGGGCGTCGATCGCGGTGGCCCGCGTCTTCGATTCCTCGGCTATCTTGGCCGTGCTTTCCCAGCCCTTAAGGGCAGCAGCCTGCTCACCCTCGGCATTGTCGTCCCGCCCAGCCGTGTACACCGCCTCAATATTGGTGCGCATCGAGGCAACCGCCTGATTGGTGTCTGCCTGGGCCTGCTCCACGGTCTGGATCTTGCCAGTGTTCTCGTCCACCTGGGCGCCGACGGTTTCGACCAACAGGCCCAACGCCTCGACCGCATTAGCCCGAACGGTTGCCTCGTTCTCGATAGCCGCTTCCCGCGCCTGACGCTCGCCTGTCACCGCGCTGTCTCGATCAAGCTTCTCCTGGTCAAGTGCCTGATTAGCGGCATCGACCCGTGCATTGACCGATTGGAGGCGCGAGGCAGTCGAGCTTTCGTTGTCGGTGACTGCGGTCTCCAGCTGGGAAATGCTCGCGGTATTGCCGGCCACCTTGGTATTCACTTCCGAGAACCTGCTGGCCGTGGCCTGCTCGTTCGTGACAACCGTCTGCTCCAGGCTGCGGATACTGCCAGTGTTGTCCGCGACCCTCGCCTCCACACCTGTCACTCGAGTTGCCATCGCCTCGTTCTGGGTCGCCCTGGTGCGCGACTCTTCGGAGACCTTGGCAAGCGTATCCCAGCCCCGTAGCGCATCAGTGAGCGCACCTTCCGGATTTTCGTCGCGGTACGCAGACTGCACGGCCTGAAGCATGGCCGCATTTACAATGACCTTCCCATCAACTGTGGCGATGTCGGTGGTGTTCTTGGCCACCGCCTGCGCCAGGCCATTTGCCGTCGAGGCAATGCTGCCGATATCGACCCAGTAAGTCGGGTTCGGCGGGGCGTTGCTGCCATTGGCCGCCGCCGGTACCGGCGCAATGGCCATGTACAGGCGCTGTCCGCTGCGCACGGCATCGTCCTTGGCGTAGGCGTTGGTGGCCACGTACTCGAGCGGGTCGGTCAAGTCAGTGATCAGGTCCTCCAGCTCCTGCTTGGCCGCCTCGATACGGCCATTCACCGACTCCGGGCCTTCGCCGGAAATCTTCTCGATTTCGCTCAGCAGATTCTGCCCAAGCTCACTTTCGGTGATCTGGCCGCTGATCAGCTCAAGCACCGGGCTGGCATCCGCCCCAGACTGGCCAAGCACGCCATTGCCAGTCGGGTACCATGGGCCGATATTGCCGGTTCGGTCCACCAGGCGCGCCCAGAAGAAGAACGACACACCGGCCTTCAGGCCTTGCATTACGTGCTCGGTCTGCGGGTAGGCCAGGTCGGCGAGCTTCGTCGCTGCCTCCAGGCTGCTCGATGGGCCGTACCAGATCTCTGTCCGCTGGGTGTCCTCGGCGCCTGGTGGGATTCCCCATTTCAGCGATATCCCGAAGATCAGCGGATCGGTCGCCAAGTAAGTGACCGCCGGCGGCAACCCCTCCTTGCCCTTCAGCTCAGTGAGCGTCGAGTCCCGCCAGGTCGACGTTATGTCGAACGAGCTGACGGCGCGCACCCTGGCTAGGTAAGCGCCAGCGTAGATCCCAACAACGTCGATTGAGGTTGCACCGGTACGCTGCAGGCGAATCCAGTTGCCGTTGTCCTTGCGCCATTCCACATCGTAAGCGACCGCCCCCTGGACGGCCGGCCAGCTGATGGTCATGGTGCTGACAGCGATCCCCTGATCCACGGCGTAGGCCGAGGTCAGCGAAACGCTGGCCGGCGGCGGTACGGTAGTGACCGGAATGACGCTGATAGGGCGCTCGTCCAGCTTGGCGCCGGTGTCGATTGCTGCGAACTTGCTTGGGTTGAACTCGAGCGCAGTGATCTCGTACTCGCCTTCCTGGGTGCGGGTGGTCTTCAGCACGCGGAACAGCTGCACCGCCAGGTCTTCGTAGTCGATTGCCCACTGCAGCTCGGGCTCTGGCTGCACGCTGTACTCAGTTGTCACCGTCACCGCGCGCCCTGCCACGGACTGCACGGTGCGCGCCTGGGCGGTGCCGTTTGGCAGGTTCACGATCAAGCGGTCACCTACCTTGATCGGCGTGTCGCGATCGAGGGTGACCACACGGCCGGCGGCGGACGAGATCCGGCCACCGTTCGGGCGGCCGGCCACCAGCTCATCTGCCACCGGAATGACATAGCCAGGCAACGGGATACGGCCCTCCATACCGGTCTTGAAGCTGACAGTGCGGTCCTGGCTGTTGCTCAGCAGTACCCACTTCCCCCGGCGCTGGGCTTCGGATGCGCGCGTGCAGCCGATGGCCGAGATCTCGATTGGCCGGTCACGGTACCGGCGCTGCAGCGCCAGGTCGGTCACCGGGATCACATCGGTGTCGTAGTTGTTGGCAGGGTTGTCGTAGCTGACCAGCGCACGGCTGTAGTGGGTGTTTCGCTCGGCACCGCCATACACGAACTCGCCGTCGATGACGTTGGACCGGGTGAACACGTAGTCGACGTCCTGTGCACGCGGCATGTCCGCCTGCATGAACAGCGACCCGTGGGCCCAGTACACCATGCCACGGTAGATAGCGGACAGGTCGCGCAGTAAGGTCCAGGCCTCGGCGCGGCCCTGCAGGTTCATGTCGCACAGAAAACGAGGCTCCTGACCACCCTGCCCGTTCGGCACCAACTGGTCGCAGTACTGAGCGATGCGGTACATCTCCCACTTGTCGACCATCCACGACTTGATGCGCTTGCCCAGGCCGAAGCGATCTTCGACGCACAGACCGTAGGTCACAAATGCGGGGTTGTTGGTCCAGGCCTGCTTGAAAGTGCCATCCCATACGCCGGTGTAGGTGCGGGCCACTGGGTCATAGTTGCTCGGAACGGGCCAGCGCTTGGCCTTGCACTTCACCGTCACAGCCGGAATGTTCTGGAACTGCTGTGCGTCGAACTCGATATACAGCAGCGCCGTGTTGGGGTAGCGCAGCTTCTCGTCGATGATCTCGGTGTAGCCGGCAATGGTCATCGTGTCGGCTACGGTACCGCTGTTGGCGTTCGGGGTGATGCGTCGTACGCGCAGCATCCAGCCCGAGGCAGCCGCCGGCAGGTTCACACGTACGGAGCGCTGATAGCCATTGGTGGTCTTGCCATCGACGGCGCCGCGGTGAGCCTCCACATACGCCCCGCCGTCAGTAG